TGACAACCCCACTGGTAGCCATCCAAGACATGCAGATGGTAGAGGTGAGGCAGCTCTTGCAGGGAGATCAAGACGACCTGAGCCATGGCTACCTCCTACCGAATAAGGGGTGAACAACCGCGACGATGAAGCCAATGAGCATCAGTATTTCGAGCATACTATTCTCCTTTATCTGCGCACATAGGTTGTTGATACTATCCAACATAGCAAAGGGATTTTGGTTGTGTATTAAGTAGAGATAGAATGCCCTACGCAGACTGCCTCGCTACGCTCGTTGTCTGCTGGGCATTCTATCTCTGTTCAGGGAGAAAGGGAGCCGAAGCTCTCTGATGTTATTCTCCTTTGGGCCAGTAACGGAGTTCTCCGACGATCTTCTTCAGGGAGACGTGGACTTTAACACCATCACAGGTACCCTGGAAGATGTTAAGTTGAGTATGACGCTTGAGCGGATAGCTGCCTTTGGGAGTGATCAGGGTGAGTTCTCCCATGGCAGGACAGGTGATACGGAAGTATTCGTTATGGCCGGTGAAGGCCACGACATCTGCAGAGATACGAGCATGATTATTGAAGGCATCAATACCAATGAGAGGATATCTTTTCATGTGATACTCCTTTAAGGAAAGTAGTTAACTCAATAGGTACTGGATTGTACCAACACAGGAAAGGGATTATAAAGAGATAGGTGATATGTAAATTATAAGGTAGAGGGAGAGTAGAGAGACATAGGGGAATGGGAAGTGAGTAGAGTTGGAACACTCTAAGTGTAGATAAACTACTCACTCATCTCTAACCCTTTGATATCTAATACTCTTTCTTTGTAGGATACTATCTTAGTGTGTAGATTGGTGTGTAGCTTAAAGGTTTAAGCCCTCTCCCCGAAGGGAGAGGACTGGTGATATCAGAGCATCTCTTTGAGGAGGCGCTCTTTCTGTTGGGAGAGCATGATGGTAGCGATTTCATCACAGCCATCGACAGCACGTTCGACGCCTTTGAGGACCTTGTGGCAGGTACGAGCCAGGGTGTTGAGAGCACCGAAGGTTTCACCGACGAAGTCGGGTAGGATAGAGGATGCGTTCTTCTCGGTAGCGGGTACGATAAGGGTAGTGGTAGTAGCCATGGTATATCTCCTGATCAGGGAAGGGAGTAGGATTACTCCAGCATAGGAGAGGGATTGGTGACCGAGCGACAGCGAGGTCATGCAGTGGTAGGATAGTGGATAGGAAAAACGGAGGGCAAAGTTATTTGCATGGGAGGGGGAGCGTTTTGTTTTTGATGTCGAGACATATAGTACTACTAGCGTATGCCACTATAATGAAATCGTCCAAGTTTCGATTCCAGTACTATTAGCTATCCCTTATCCTACTAGCGTATGTCACTATCGCAAAATCGTCCATGTTTCGGATAATCTATTATTAGCCCATTCTTATATAAATAATGGTTCAACTTTTCCCTAAAGTGATACATAGTTCTTGTAAATATACTACAAGAAATAAAGGAGTAACTATGGGACTTATTACGAGAGAGTTAATGGAGAATGCAGTCTGTTCGGATGATGAACTGCTGGAAGCGACCTTCCTGGGGGATTGGGAAGTTGCGGAAGAAGTATCGCATGACCGTAGCACCGGCAAAGATTACACGGTGAGCATAACGATCAGCCACTACAAGGGAAAGATGTATGTGCTGAACAGCAAGATAGGCGTGCAGATACTCTAGCCCGCGACTATCTTCTTATAACTCCCATTCCAGCCGAGGAGAGCCGAGTCCCGGAGCGAGCTTGCGAGCGACAGGGACAGAGGCTCGACGAAGGCTATTAATAACAGCAGAAATCCCTCCTTCTTTTGGCTCAAAATTACCCCTTATATTATAATCTATAGTCATGCCATCTGGATATTCCTTCGTAGAATCAAGGAGTTACGAAAATACTTCTTGTAATATAGTCACAAGAAGTTATTTTTTTCTTGTAAATAGTTTACAAGAAGTGATACAAGTTCTCTACCCAGTTCTTGTAGTACTTCTTGCAACCTATGTACAAGAAAAACAGGAGGAAGAATGCCCGCTGATATCTTAGTTATGCAACGGTATGTCGGTACCAAGATCATTTTTGCAGCGCCTATGCTTCTCGGTGAATACAATGAAAGGTGTGGTCGTAATCTTTCGCCCGAAGTGACGGAGCCTAAAGCTCCGGGTTACTTTGTACGGTACGCAGATGGCTACCAATCCTGGTCGCCAGCAGCAGCCTTTGAAGAGGCGTACCGGCTCTGTGATGATTTGCCTTTTGGTTTGGCGATCGAGGCCGCCAAGAAGGACGGCTTTAAGATTGCCCGCCGAGGGTGGAACGGCAAGGATATGTTCGTGGTTTACCAGAAGGGTTACCCTGAAGGGATTCCCTGCAACAAGCAAACCGCTGACGCTTTTGGCTTGAACGAAGGCGATCTGTTCAAAGTACGCCCGTACCTGCAGATGCGTTGTGCCGATGGTTCGCACCAGATGTGGAACGCCTCGCAAAGCGATATCCTGGCCGAAGACTGGTACCTGGTTGGATAACTCACCTCTTAATTTGAAGGAAACATCATGAAAGAATTAGTAGCCAAGCTCAGTAAAGAAACCTCCCTGTTCATGCAGGAAGCCCAGGATGGCCTGAAGCCGAATGCGGCTGCAGCTCGTAGAGCCAGGAAGGTATCCCTGGATCTGGAGAAGAGTCTGAAGGAATATCGAAAGAAGTCGAACCCAAAGCACGGAGGAAAAGATGGTAAAGGATGATATTGAAATGGCCCGTAAGGAACACGAACTTCGCATTGAAATAATGCGCGCCGATATCGAATGTAAACGGCAGCACGCGTTTTACCTGCAAGCACGAGCCCGACGGGAAAACGCTGAAGCAGTCCGGATAAAGAAGTGTTAAACAGAAAAGTTTATAAGCCTTGGTTGCGCCCGATGCCCTTATCGAGTAGACTTCCAATGAAGGCGCTTCCGGAGAGGATCGAGAGTCTGGAAGGATGGTAAAGCATTGGGGATAAACTCCCCGTCTTCGCACATACGGGAAATAAAAAGGGAGCCAGTCCTCGCAAGGGGCTGGCTCCTTATGTTTTCATCGAGGAACCCATGAGGAGTGGCATGAATCCTTTCGACGAAATGGGTATAGCATGAGCACCGACAAAGGTAAACACCAAAGCGTCACCTTCGATGGCAGTACTTCGGAAGTGGTGGTGCGGAATAGAACCGGGCAGAAAATTGTCGGACAGTTTTCGGCGATCAGTCCACTGACCAACAGAAAGAGACAGCGAGGGCCTATGCAGCAGGATATCTTTGATTTACTGGATCGCGTCAGCAAAGGAGCGTTCTCGGTCTTCAATAATTTAAAATACAATCGAGCTGAAGATACCAATCTCACCAAGTATGATGAACCGGAAGAGATGTCCAAGACCGACAAGGAGGTATTGAGCCGTAGATTGAGAGAACTGAAAGACGCCGATATCATCCGCGCTTTGAAGAAAGAAATCCCCGCCCCCAACTCCAATCAAATTTATCGGTTTCAAGATCCGAGAAAAGTGTTTATTATCAACCCCGCTTTAATCCGGTGTGTCAATCACGAAGAGGCGATGTACCTCTGGGAACAATGCGCGCCTAAGAAACCAAAGTAAGCACCAGGAGAAGTATCCATGTCGCATTACGAACCGATCTCCATGGAAGAGCTGAAGGAGGCGATGCCGGCCCATGTCCGGAAGAACATCTCTCCCGAGCTGCTGGATCAGATCAACACGGTCATCTCCGATACCGAGGTGGCCGCCGTCTTCAAAGAGAATGTGGTGGGATTGTCCACCGTGATGCGGGAAGGGAAATTCAAGCTCGACTCCTATCTCCATGCGGTCAAATTCGTCTCCCACAAGCTCCTGGGTGACACCCATATCGGTGCCTGGGCCAAGACCTTCCCCAACCGCTTCAAGGCCGCCAACAAGCGCGGAGACAGTCGGAGCGAGATGGCAGCGGTAGCCTCCCGCTATGCCAGCAGCAAGTTGGTGATTCTGCTCATGGGTCAGACCATGGTACCAACCCATATCCTCAATGCGCCCCTCTACCAGCAGGCATTGAATATCCAGGCCGAACTGATGATGCACGCCAAAAGCGAGAAGGTGCGTTGTGATGCGGCCGCCAATTTGCTCGCCACCCTGAAGCCACCGGAGACCAAGAAGATCGAACTGGATATTGGAGTGAAGGAGGACTCGACCATTCAGGAATTGCGGGAGACGACCATGGCCCTGGCCCGGCAGCAGCGACAGATGATCGAGAGTGGTGCGTTATCGGCCCGGTCTATCGCAGAAGCCAAGCTGGTCCATCAGGTGATCGAGATCGCTCATGAGTAGCGTCGCCAGCGAACTGGCGATGCACCCCAAAAAAACCGTTATCGAATGGCTGAATCAGGTCGAATACACGGATGATGCTTTCTATATCCCGGACGCTTTTGCCCTGGCATTCATCAACTTCATCAAGCTGGTGAACGGTTCCGAAGGAGAGGAGAACACGTCGCCGGTCATCCATCTACGGATGCTGGATAATATCCACGGCCCAGACCAGAAGATCGTCAATCTCTGCTTTCGTGGTTCGGCCAAGACCACATTGATGGCCGAGTATCTGTTTCTCTATATTGCGGTGTACGGCGAGATCCCCGGGTTTGGCAAGATCAACCTGGGGATTTATGTATCCGACAGTATCGAGAACGGCGTGAAGAACATGCGCAAGAACCTGGAGTACCGCTGGGAGAACAGTGCCTTCCTCCAGGCGTATGTACCTACCATCAAGTTCACCGACATCCGCTGGGAGTTTGTTAACGTAGATGGTGGGCGGTTTATCGTCAAGGGGTACGGGGCCAAGGCTTTATCTCTGGATAGTGAATTGCATACTCTTAATGGGCGCACCACTATAGACGCATGTAAAGTTGGGGACCGCATCTTCGGGGCCGATGGAAAGCTCACTACCATAACGGCGAAGAGTGAGGTATTCCATCGTCCGATGTACCGGCTTCAGTTGGCGGACGGGCGGACACTAAAAGTAAGCGAGGATCACCTGAATCCCGTATTGATCAATACAAATCCCAATAATTACGCTCGCTGGGAAGAGCGGGTATTGACGACCAAAGAGTTGCTGGAACAGTCCCTTATCCATACTAAAAAAGGAAACAAGAACCACCGAGGCACCACATCCAAAGGTCTGGTTGCGGTGCGCAATACAGAGCCACTGGATTACCCCGAAGTAGCCTTGCCCATTGACCCGTATACCTTGGGCGCAGTAATTGGGGACGGGCGTATCCGCAAGAAGTGTGGCTCCGTAGAGCTTACCGTGGATGCTGCCGAACTCAGCCATTATCATGAGCACATCCCCTATTCATTTGGAGCCAAGTATGTAGATCCTCGCTCGAACGCCGTCACACAAAGCGTGCGAGGTCTAGGTCCTGCCTTAAAAATACTGGAGCTTAACGTAAGGGGCGAGTTCAAGTTCATTCCTCCTGCGTACTTTCTTGGCTCAGTGGCGCAACGATTGGCCCTATTGCAGGGACTTATGGATACGGACGGCACGGTATCCGAAATAGGCAGACTCTCCTTTACCAGCAGCTCCTATCAACTCGTGGATGATGTTGCCTGTTTGGCTAGATCCCTTGGCGGAACGGCAGGGAGCGTATGCAAGCACAGTCACGCGGAAGCACACCGGGTTGAACTATGGATAGGGATGAATCCTTTCCGTATCCCAAGAAAAGCCACACGATTTATTCCCAAAGTAAAGCATACGCTGGTTGTATCAATCGAACGTATTGCAGATGAGCCTAGTCAGTGTATCGCCGTGGATAATGAAGAACGGCAGTTTGTGGCTGGCTGCTATTTCCGTACCCACAATACCGGAGTGCGTGGCGCCAAGGAGATGGGTGTCCGTCCTCAGTTGGCGGTGCTGGATGACTTGATCTCCGACGAGGATGCCCGTTCCGATACGGTCATCGCTTCGGTAGAGGACACGGTCAACAAGGCCGTCAACTTCGCCCTTCATCCGACCCGCTCGAAGATCATCTGGTCAGGCACGCCCTTTAACGCCCGCGATCCGCTCTACAAGGCGGTCGAGTCAGGAGCCTGGAAGGTCAACGTCTTTCCGATCTGCAACCAGTTCCCCTGTACCGAGGAAGAGTTCAAGGGCGCTTGGCCCGATCGCTTTCCCTTCTCCTATGTCCAGAAGCAATACAATTTCGCCAAGGCCCAAGGCAAGGTAGCCGACTTCAATCAGGAGCTGATGCTGCGGATTATGAGCGATGACGATCGGTTGATTCTGGATAGCGAGATTCTCTGGTACAGCCGCTCCAAGCTGCTGGCCAATAAGAACCGTTTCAACTTCTATATCACCACCGACTTTGCTACCAGCGGTAAGCAGGCAGCGGACTTCTCGGTTATCTCGGTCTGGGCCTTGAACAGTAAAGGGTACTGGTTCCTGGTAGACGGCATTTGCAAACGCCAGACCATGGACAAGAACATCGAGGAACTGTTTCGTCTGGCGCAGATCTACCAGCCCCAGTCCGTCGGTATCGAGATCTCGGGTCAGCAGGGCGGCTTTATCCCCTGGATTCGCGCGCAGATGCTGGACCGTAATTCCTTCTTCAATCTCGCTAGTGACAAGAACAGCAATGAACCGGGCATCCGGCCGAATACCGACAAGATGGTGCGTTTCAACATTGTCGTGCCTTGGTTCAAGTCTTTTATCATGTTCTACCCGACGGAGTTGAAAGAAACGCCTTTTATTCAAGAACATCTGGCGGAACTGCAACTGGCCTCTCCGGGAGGATTCAAGTCCAAGAACGACGACTGTATTGACTCCATCTCTATGTTGGGTTCGTTGGTTGTATGGCGTCCTTCCGAAGAAATGGCTATGACGCAGAACAAAGAAGACATGTGGGAGTTCGAAGAAGAAAAGGTTGACGAAGGTAGATTAAGCTCGTATGTTGTGTAGCCAAATAATGCCCCATATAACAAAGGATCTTCTATGCTCCCATTGAAAGATATCTTTTCGCTTCTGGCCTCTGGCGAATTTTCCAACATGGCTATTGCAAAAGATGCTCAGGGTAACATTGATGAAGCGGAGTATGGCAAGATCATCAATCATATCAATCTGGCTCTGATTGAACTGTACAAACGATTCAAGCTGTTGGAAGAAGAACTGGTTCTCTGCGCCGATCCGGCCGTATTGACTTATCGCTTACGTCCCGAGTATATGGCAGCACCTGGTAGTACAACCCTTGCCAGATATATTGAACAGCCGGCAGACAGCGACGGCACGATCAATATCATTGAGATCAAAGATGTCTTCGATGAAGACAACCAACGTATCCAGTTAAACAATCGCTACTTTCTACCGGCTATCAAACAGAAGTCGGTCGATACCCTCAAGATCACTGGATTGATTGCCCCGCAGAAGTTTTCTGTGGTGTATCAAGCTTACCCCTCATTGATCAAACTCACCAATAGTTTCGACCTCAACCTCTATCAACTGGCTATCCCGCCAACCATCGTTGAACCCTTACTTTTTTACGTGGCTTCGCGTGTGTATAAACCGATTGGCGCCAACAACTCGACGGCCAACGCCGACAAGAGCGCCAGCTACGAGCAGAAGTACGAACTGGCCTGCCAGAAGCTGACCCTGTTTGGCTTGGAAACGGATGACAACGACCAAGACATGGACCGCTTCACCAATCAAGGATGGGTATAACCGATGATCCCTTACAAACTCGATCTGCTGGTGTGGCGCGGTACGTCTTTCGAACTGGAGCTGGTCTCCCAGGCGAAGAAGTTTGTGTTTGATCCAGCGGTACACAATGGTCCGGCGGACCTGAAACGCACCCACGCCGAGAATCTAGAGTATTACGGCTTTGTCTGGGAATATGTCGATTTCTCTTCTCTCTACGCCCAGTCCTCTCTGGTGGTGTTGCGCCCCTGGCAGCAGAACAGCAACGAAGACCGAGAGCCTTTGCTGGAATTGTCGCTGATGCAAGGCGGGATCGAGCTGACCACCAGCAGCGTCAAGATCGGCATCGACGCCGATGAAACGCAGGCGATTGCCTTTGACAAAGGCAGTTACAAGCTGCAGTTGATTACGGCGGCCGGGAAGGTAGACGGCCTGGTTTACGGCACGATGAACGTCAAAGGGGAAAAAGCCTGACGATGGAGAGCATGCAGGTTATCCATGCCAGCGATCGGTCGGTGGTAACGGCTCTGCAGCCGGTGAATCAACCGAAGCTATACGTAGTCAAGGATTCTGCAGAACGAGAAATATCTCTCCAGGAAACCCTGGGGGAATTGTCTTATCCTCTGGCTACTACGTCCCTGCAGGTCGGATCGGAAAAGGATTTGGGGACTGCAGGGGGACTGGTCGTGGTGCCGTTGGTTGGTGGTGGACGCGGTCCGATTATCAACTATGGCGAGACGATTACCCTTTCTTTGCTGTTCTCTCTATTGGCCAATGCCCTGACCAAAGACCAACTCAGCCCGGCATTGTTGACACAATTGGATCAGATTGTGTCCGGGATGCCCAACACGAAAGACCAGTACGGTTACGCCACGCACAACGAAACCGTTGTCTTGAGCCATCTCTGGACCGGCTATCCACCGATTATCGAGATTAGTCCAGCACCAGGACCGGCCCTTAACATTATCCATACGGTAGTGGGCGAAGATCCGGACTGCATCACCTATGTAGAAATTCCCCGCCAGGAACTGGTCTACGGCCATTCTGGGGTGGTCAACCATCAGCAGTTTACGGTACGGGCAGCCATCCTGGAAAAGACGGAGCCACTGGTGAAAGAGATAGATTGGGCGCCGGCTGGTGTGATAGGTCCGCCTCTGACCGCTCTGACGGCTCTTTCACTGGTCAGCAATACCACGGCTGCCTGCATGGGTCTGCGGATTAAAGGCTCGCTCAGTCTGACCAATTTCCTGGCGTATGCCGTTTCAGGGGCGATGTACGCCCAGATGTCGGTGGACAGTGGGCCTTGGGTAAATGTTGCTGCGCTGCACTGGAGTTTCAAGGAGAACGAAAGCATCACTGTCTCGGAGTATTTTGACGAGATCCTGGTCTTTGATCACAGCCAGCATAGTTACCAGTTCAGGGGACAATTGGTTACCATTTCCGGTGAGGAAACCGAGCGAGAATTGATCGGTAGCCTGCATATCGGTACGGTAACAGAATTCGGCTCCGGCGCGGTTTTATCTAACGACCTACTCGTAAAGTGGGCATCAAAGGAAAAATTATGATCCAGGTTGCAGAAGATGAAACTCGCGAAGTAATGGGCGCAGAGAAGATGACGGATTGGGAGAATGAGCCGACCGTTGCCGATCTGAAGCAGAACATTGATGATGCGTCGTTGGATCAGGAGATCCACAAAGCCAATGTCAAACGCTGGCTGGAGAACCGTGCGGCCAAACGACCCAAAGTCAAGAACCGCTCCAACGTTGCGCCGAAGTTGATTCGCAAGCAGGCCGAATGGCGCTACTCGTCGTTATCCGATCCCTTTCTCAGCACCCCTGATATTTACAACGTCTACCCGGAGACGGCCGGGGACGTGAAGCGCGCCCGACAGAACGAACTGGTACTGAACAACCAGTTTAATACCAAGTTAAACAAGGTCAGCTTTATCGATAACTACGTACGGGATGCGGTGGATATTGGTACGGTCATCGTCAAAGTCGGCTGGGCTTCGGAAGAGGAAAAGGTCACCCGCCAGGTACCGCAATTCGAGTATATGTCAGACAAAACCGGCAAGCTCGGTGAATACTACATGCAGCTCTTAGAGATGCGTATGATCGAAGCCGAGGAGTACACCAATCACAGCACGCCAGGACTGGATCACGCTCTGGATATGTTCCAGGAAACCGGGGTAGCGATGTTCGCCAAGGAGGTCGGCAAGAAGGCGGTGACCAAGGTCGAGGAAACCAAGAACCAGCCAACGGTCGAATTGCCGCTGAGCACCAACATTATCATCGACCCGTCGTGCAACGGCGATCTCTCCAAAGCCTCCTTTGTAGGCGAGAAATTTACTTCCTCCCTGGCCGAACTGCGGCGGGACGGCAAGTATACCAATCTGGATAAGGTCATGGTGGAAGGGGCAGCCAGCGTTCTGGCATCCCCGGATTACGACACCACGACCAGCGTGCTACCCAACTTTACTTTCAAGGACAAGCCCCGTAAGAAGTTTGTGGTTTTCACCTACTGGGGAGAGTGGGATATCCGTGGGGATGGCACGGTCCAGCAGATCGTCTGTTCCTGGGTCGGTGATGTCTGTATCCGTATGGAGCTGAATCCTTTTCCCGATCGTCGGCCCCCCTTTGTTTCGGCCGTCTACATGCCGGTACGGGAATCGGTCCATGGTGAACCGGATGGTGAGCTGCTCAAGGATAACCAGGACATCATTGGCGCCGTAACTCGGGGGGCAATTGACTTGATGGCCAAGTCGGCCAACAGTCAGACCGGGATGCGCAAGGACATGCTGGACGTTACCAACAAACGTAAATACAACAACGGGGAAGATTACGAGTTTAATGCCGGTGTCGATCCGCGTCAGGGAATTTATCAGCACGTCTTTCCGGAGATCCCGCAGTCAGTGTTCAACATGCTCACCATGCAGAATACCGAAGCGGAGAGTATGTCCGGCGTCAAGGCGTACCACACTGGCATCAACTCGTCCGCCTTGGGTCAAGTCGCTTCCAATGCCCGTTCGGCCCTCGATGCCGCTGCCCGTAGAGAGCTAGGCATTCTGCGTCGTTTGGCGGAAGGGATCATCGAAGTTGGTCGCAAGATTATTGCCATGAATGCCGAATTTCTGTCCGAGAAGGAAGTGGTGCGGGTGACTGCTACCAAGTTTGTCGAGGTACGCCGGGACGATCTGGCCGGTAAGTTTGACATTCGCCTGGCGATCTCCACCGCTGAAGAGGATGCCCGTAAGGCCGAAGAATTGGCCTTCATGCTGCAGACTGCGGCTTCGAGCATGGATCTGGAATTCTCCAAGATTATCTGGGCCGATATCGCCCGGTTGCGCAAGATGCCTGAATTGGCGCAGAAGATCGAATCGTACCAGCCGCAACCTGATCCCATGGCTCAAGCCAAGATCGAGAAGGAGATTCAGCTTCTGGATGCACAGATTGCCAAGGAAGTGGCGCTGGCTGCCAAGCACAATGCGGATGCTCAGGCGACTCCGGGACGCGGCATGAAGGATGCGGCTCAGGCCGAGCTCAACGCGGCCAAGGCCAGCGAAGCGGGAGCCAAGGGGCGCAAGCACATGGCCGAAGCCGACAAGCAAGATCTCGATTATCTCCAGGAAACCGACGGCACGAAACATCAACGATCTTTGGAAGCCCAGGATCGTAAGGATGCCAATGCGGTGGTACTGGAAAGTATTAAATCTGCGCAAAAACAAAGTGGCAAT